CGAGTGCACCAACATCAGCGTGGGCTACTACAACGAGCATGGTGACCGAGAGAACCTAGACATCGTGCACTTTGCTGCCCTTGCTGTGGCCGCCGCCAAGGTTGACTGGGATGCACTGCCCACTGATCGTGACCCCACTGAGGTTGAGTACAAGGACTATGGCTACGGCTACGGCACCTACAACAAAGACTGGTGGAAAGCGTACGACACCAAGGAGAGCACATCAGCGTACAAGGGCTACACATGGCAGGAAGACGATGAGTACTTCGAGACTGAAATGCTGTTCGATGCGCTATACGATGCCCAAGCGGGGTACAAGGATGACCTGATCGACATGATCGCTGGGTGTGTGTATGCCGAAGACCCTGAGTTCGCTGTCAGGTTTCTTGACAAGCGCAAGCTGACCGATGATTTATTAGAAGAGGCCAAGCAAATGGCCCGAGCCTACGACTCGGCAACTGTGCTCTGCACATTGTTCGATTCTATTTACAGTGAAGTTTGACAACCAAAGGAGAAAGCAAATGAAACGCTATTACATACAAGCAAGCTACGTTGTGTGGTGTGACGCCATCATCGAAGCCGACAACGAGGAGGAAGCACGGCAGATAGCCAAGGACATGGACGGCAGTGACTTCGAGCCTACTGGTGGGGGTGACTGGAATGTTGACTGCGTAACTGAAACAGAATGGAGACATGTATGAATGGACTAGACGCTTACTACGACGGCCTACTGGCTGGACATCAACGCAAATTAGACAAGGAGGCTTACGACGAGGAACAAAAGGAGAGACTCAAAGATTGGATCAGCGATCTGCTCACTGACAATCACCCCGCTGAACTGGCACGTTTAACAGGGGTGGACGACACAACCTGCAAGAAGCTCGTGCATGAGTTGTACATGGAAGGGTTCAATGACCGCAACTGTTGGAAGCCCGAACGCTCGGGTGACATATGGGTTATCTATGGCCTGTCCACAGACGAGTGGATAGATGAGAACGGCGAGTACCTCGGCTTCGATACCAAACAAGAAGCTGAGCAATATATCAAGGAGACATTTAAATGATGACACCCACAGAAAAGTTTGCAAGAGTAGTACTTTTGTTAGCGGTGATCGTGCTTATGCTCGATCTTTTATACTGGAGACCCTATTGACTTATGTCCAACACTTGACAAATAATATCAACCTCAAGGAGAAAACTATATGCCAGACATTCAAACTGCGCTCAAGAGCGCACTCAATAAGACACTGATCGATAAGTTCGCGGATGCACTAGATGATTGGGATGATGAGGGGACGAATGTCCCCGTTGTTGCCCACGCATCTACGCCTCCACCTGAGCCTAATCAACCAGTGTCATCCTCTTTTCCCTCAACCTCAGACCAAAAACCAACCATGACTAACATCCAAAAAATCACCCACAACATCACCAACAACGTATCACGCGAAACGTTTAACCACGTCAAGAACAACCCCGGTTCTACGCGCAAAGAGATCATCACAGATCTTTATAACCGAGGCTTTGCCAAAGACTCTGTGTCTTCGTTATTAGCGCAGATGCGCAAGGCGGGGTTGATTCACGAGACCAATACCCTGTGGTACGCAGACGCAGACGAGTACAGACCCCTGAAGAACCAATCGTATGCCAAGCGCAAGGCCAAGAAAGAAAAGGCAGATCAAGCCCTGCTTCGTGCACTCAAGAGAGCCGAGGCCAAAGCCAACAAAGACAAACAAAAGGACAGCGCTGTGGGCATTGCTGCGCTCCATGCCGATGCTACCTCCACTCCAGCAGTGCTTGAGACCCCACAGCCACGACGAGTTGCCATGATCGTGCGTAGCAAATCGCCACAGGACATTCTCAAAGACCTGACTGTGTACCAAGCACAAGAGCTGTACGCACACCTGAAACAAATTTTTGGAGGCTAAGATGGACATCGTCATATATACAAAGGAACACTGCCCCAACTGCGTAATGGCCAAGATGGTGATGGATATGCAAGGGCTCAAGTACGAAGAGCGCAACGTGGATATGGAGGAGTGGCGTGTTCAGTTTATTGAACACTTCCCAGAGATACGTCAGCTACCGCAGATATTCTTTGATGGTCAGCGCGTAGGCGGCTTGTCAGGACTGCAGGCCGCGCTTAAACATCTGGAGATGAGATGAAAGAGCACGTACTCAACCCATGGGAAGAGCTTGCACAGGTAGACCGGCCTAGTGTGTTTGCGCTCGATCCGTATTTCCGTGCCAAGAAAAGCTCTGGGATACTTGACAGCAAAAACGCGCTGGACTTCAAGCCTTACGGCACCATCACCTACTCACAATCAAAAGCACCACCAAAGAAAGGAAAGAAAGTTGCCAAGACCAAAGCCACCAGAGCCCCTAAAGGCACGATACGTACGTTTGACTGACAAGCAAGCCCTCATATTGCAACAACTTGGGCCAGCTTGGTTACGCGAAACGCTAGAAAAGAAGGCACCAATGCCCAAAAAGTATTACGACGAACTATTCAACAAGGAGAAAGTAAATGATTGAGTTAGCAACGCAAATGGAGCTGTTCCCAACAGCCAACGATGTGCAAGTAGCAGGCACGCATTACAAAGACAAGGCCATACAGCCATGGGACTACGTGGTGGCAAACAACCTTGGTTACCTTGAAGGCAACATCGTGAAGTACGTGTCTCGGTGGAAAGACAAGGGCGGCATGGATGACCTCAAGAAAGCACGTCACTACCTAGACAAACTGATCGAGGTGCACGATGGCACAAACACCTGAATGGAAAGTAAAAGCCAACGTACGTAAGCTGCTAGATACACTTGGTATATACCACTTCATGCCCCCTGCTAACGGCTTTGGCCGTGCAGGGATACCTGACATCATTGGGTGTATGGACGGCCACTTCGTGGCCATCGAGTGCAAGGCAGGCAAGGGTGTGACGACAGCTCTGCAGGACAGGGAGCTCAACGCCATCATTCAGCACGGCGGCACTGCGTTCATTGCAAGGGAGACAAACCTTGATGATTTGAAACTACTACTAGAAAGCCTACGCGATGCTAAACCCTAACCTCCCTATGACAGACGCTGAATTTGAACGCCGAATAAACGACATGTCAGACGAAGCGCAGGGTCACTTCAAGCTACTGGTACACAAATTGGTGGCTTGCTACACCAACGCAGACGCACAGGCGTTGGTGCTTTTCTCAGGCGCTAACGACAAGCTGGGCGGCATTGTTACTGTCAACTGCAATGAGATGGATGCAATGCGTCTGGTGATGTCGGCCAACGATCTGTTCGGGCTTATAAATACGGCGGGCGCCCCGCCCAAAGAACTACTTAACTAAAGGAGAAGCTATGACTGACTGGACTAAAGAAGAAGACGAAGCCTTTAACGAGGTGGAGAAGAACAGCAACTTGGGTAAGCAGATACTCAAGGACATGGGACAGCCCTACCACTGGGAGCCCGATGCCATCAAAGCCGCTGTGCTGATTGAGCGTGAGGCGTGTGCAAGGGTGTGTGAGGACAGTGTGGAATACGCTGGCGGTACTTTGGCTGAAGCCATCCGAGCAAGGGGAAAAACATGATTATCAAACGCAACATGGCAATCGACAGCCTGACGCGAGTATGTGAAGAAAGTCTGGCGCTTATCAAGCAATTGATTGATGCTGACAACGAAACCTACGGGCAAGGATATGAGGATGGCATGGCGGCTCAGGCTAAAGTGCAACAGACGCTCAGGCCGTGGGTTGGTCTGACTGAGGATGAGTGCATTGAACTATTACCGGCAGGTGATTGGGAGATTGAGCCAACTTTACAGTTTGCCCAAGCAATTGAAGCCAAACTTAAGGAGAAGAATGAGCGCCCCTTATGACACGATCATCACGATCGACTTCGAGACCTATTGGGACACCAAGGAAGGTTACACACTAAGCAAGATGACAACCGAGGAGTACATACGCCATGACAAGTTCAAAGCGTTCGGAGCTTGCGTCCATGAGTACGGAACTGACGAGCCTATTCGATGG